TTTTAGATAACAGACCTGGGGTTGCTGACTTTAATGACGTACAACCGTTTGATGCTAACTCAAACTTTGATCTAACATCTTCAAGTAATGTACTTTATAAATTCAATTCAGTTCGTGGTGGCATTATATGCCCCAGAGGTGTGTCAGTCGTGGGATCCGACCTCAGAAGAACTAAGATTGTACCTAAATATGTACCGTATCCAACAGTCCAAGGATCCCTTGGTATAACTGCGGTTAACGAACCAGGACCAACAGCGATATTCAGATTGACTGGTGGTTGCTATTTCTGGCAGATGTCATTCTTCGATGGAGATAATAATGGAGTTTACTATCGCTCAGATGATATTGGAACTATTGCTCCAAACTTCTCACACCATAAAGTTACATGTTTTGAGTACGCAGATGTACCTGACCTAAACTTATACTATCAAAAGATTTCAAAGGCATATGCTACAATTCCTGACTCATCAGGTGTAGTTGCACAAGACCAGTTACAGGCAAGAATTGAAGAGAACAGGATCGTGGGTCCTATCTCAGACGAATTTGCTATATCACAAATTATCAGAAATGGACAAACAGCGACAGCGTTCACAGTCGACGAACTCGGTAATCCGAAGAATCATGGATTCTCCGTGGGTGTCGCTGTTAATATATCTGGGGTTACTGGTCCTACTGAGCAGGATCAGCTCCTCTATAATGGTTCGTTCTTGGTAACGTCTGCACAGGGTAACCAGTTTACTTATCAGATGTCATCTGAACCTAGTGGTAACGCTATTGGTTCTAACATACTTGTTAAGGTTGAGATTGATACTGTTGACTCAGCGTCACCATATGTGTTCAACTGTTCACTAAGATCTGTTTGGGGCATCAATGGTATGCACGCAGATGGAGCATTTGCAACTGGTTTCAAATCAATGGTTGTTGCCCAGTTCACTGGTATCTCACTACAAAAAGACGATAGAGCATTTGTTGTTTATAACCAATCAACTGGACAGTATGAACCACAGGCAGCGGGTTCTGGTGCACACATCAATGGTTTCGCAGAATATAGAAGAGGATGGCGACATGTACACATACATGCATCTAATGACTCATTCATACAGGTGGTGTCTGTTTTCGCTGTGGGATTTGGAGATCACTTCTTCTCAGAGAGTGGCGGTGACTTATCAATCACCAACTCTAACTCAAACTTTGGTAACACATCATTAAGATCAAAAGGATTCAAGGCAGCAGCATTTACGAAAGATAAAGCAGGACAGATAACACACGTTATACCACCAAAAGGATTGAGTGATGTATCAGAGGTATCAATTAACTGGGTTACTATTGATATTACTGCAACAAAAGCAGAGGCAGATGCGTCAAGACTATACCTATATGGTTACACATCAGAACTAGGTAAACCACCAAGTAAGATACAGGGTTATACTATTGGTGCTAGACGTGATGACGTTAACACACCTGATAAGATATATGTTGCTCTCGTAGCATCAGGTGCAAGTGAACCCACAACACATTATGCACATATATCCCCAGCAGGACCAACAGTTACAGGTACAAAAGCGGGTGATGATGATTCACCATTGAAGTTTGACAGTAACAGAAGTCAGTGGTACTTACAGGTTGACAACGCAAACAACACAATATACACAACACTACAAGCGAACAGCATATATCAGAACTTAGGATTCACACCTACCACATTCATCAGACGTATTCCCGACGCAAGAGACCTTAATGACAGAACATATAGATTTAGATATGTACTAGACAAGGATGCGTTCCCAATACCAAGACCACCTATTACTGGTTTCGTTGTACAACCTAGATCCAGCGAGTCAAACTCACCAGCATATAGTAAAACTTACTACATCTATGATGTAGAAACATACCAGACATTTGAACGTGGTGTTACAGATGGTATATACTACTTGACATTCCTGTCAGCGTCAGTATCCCCAGGTGCTACTAACTTCAATGACTTTGAGTTCTCTCAACAGACAGTGGACATATATCCGTCATTTGACAGAGACAACCCAGTTGCAGACCCAGCAGCAGCAGTTTCAGTTGCAGACTCAGAGATATTAGGATTGGTTAGGACAACTGATGGTGCAACACCAACACCTAACGAGAACACACAGTTATCAATTACTAAGGAGACTACACAGTTCTTCTTACAAGAGACAGAGAATAACTTAGGATATACAACCACAGTCAACACACTAACAGGTATAGTTGTTACTGCTAGACTAGGAGATGAAGAAGAGAGAAAGATACCACTTAAATTAAATCCAGACAACTCAGTAGCACCTTTACAGGTAGAACTGAGACGTTACTCTATTCTTAGAGCATCAGGACACACGTTTGAGTATCTTGGTTTCGGACCAGGAAACTACTCAACAGCGTTCCCATCTACTCAGGTAGAGGTTCTAAGTCCAGAGCAAGTCAGACTGTCACAGTCATTGAAAGAAGCAGCAGGAGTTGCTTACTACTCTGGTGTTAACAGTGATGGAGAACTATTCGTTGGTAACCAAGTTATCAACCCAGTTACAGGTCAGATCACTAACGAAGATATCGCTCAGTTGAACGTTCTCGGTGAAGAGGGAACTACGATTGAGACGTTCTCTGAATTGGTATTGACTGATAAACTAACTGTAATTGGTGGAGCATCTAACCAGTTAGAATCTGTATTCTCAGGTCCTGTAACGATGCAGAAGAAACTGACATCACAGGATGAGATTCAGTCTCTTAAATTCACTTATAGTAATGATGATGGTACTGTACTAAAACAAACATTCCTAGCAAATGAACTTGCTGGTGTACCCGATCTCGCTGCTGGATTAGCATTTAACAATGGCGACATATGTTACAACATAGACTGGACCCCAGGTGCATCACTTGGTTGGGTTTATGATGCTGGCACATGGTATAAGATCGGATTGAGTGATACAGCACCGATAACATCACAAAGATATAGTGGTGTAACTAATTATGGTATTGGTATGGCACCTGACGCTTCAAATAGATTGAAGGTCAGTGGCAACACATTCTTCTCTGGTAACATAGATGTTACTGGAACTTATGGTGCTGCCGATAAATATAGATTGGCGACTGGTCTTGCGAATAGCAACAACGGTGTGACATATAGTGGAAATGGATCCACAGTTACATTTGCTATATCACCAGGGCACACCGCATTTTCTGTATTGGTATTCTTAAATGGTGTTTGCCAAGTCCCAGGTGTAGACTACACTGTGACTGGTAACGCAGTTGATTTTAGTATTGCTGGGGCGACAATCCCTGCATCAGGTGATGTGATTCAAATTCGTGAATTAGTAATCTAAGGTAGAATCTAATGTCAACCAAAATAATTGGTAATCAGATTAGCGATGCGACAAGAGCAATTATTACTGCCCTGACTGTCACAGAACAAGTCAACTTACCTAGTTTAAACCAAACACAAATCAATGCCCTTGGAACTGTTGCGTTAGGTACTATCATCTACAACAACAGCGAGAAGATTTTCCAAGGTTACTTACCTGATGTCAACGGACCAGGGTCACCAGGGTGGGATGACGTTGGTGGTGGTGGACCCAGTATTGGTGAAGATAGTATTATAAGAACTAACGGTACTACCATTTCCGAGAACCTAACAATAGGACCCAGTGCTAACAATGGTGTAGAGTTTACTAACGGTTTTACTGCTGCTCCTATTCAAGTTGCAAATGGTTATACTGTTACTATTGAGAATGGTGCAACATGGACTATTATTGGTCCTGACGAAGATCTTAGTGCATATAGATATTACAATAACTTAGGTATTAACCAGCATCTAAGAATGGTGCCAGGGTCTACCTTTGAGTTCGGACAAACAAAAGAAAGAATACTATCGTTTGCTAAGTCATCTACTGTAACTGTGGATCATAGTCAAGCAAACGTATTTGAAACCAAGAACCCAACAGGGTATAACGGTAACATTACTATGAACTTTAATAATGTACCGAATGAGTCTGGTATCATGTACAACGGATCAGTGCTTATATACCAACGAAATGGTAATGGTGCTATTACATCTGTACAGGTAAATGGTAATACAGCAGACACACATTTTAACGTAGATGACTTGACCCCAGCAGAATATGCGAACTCATATCAGTGTATGTTCTACTTAGAGGGTTCTCAGTGGACTTGTTTTGTCATGGTAACGAATTTCGCTAGTTAATTATTATGCCTATTGGAACCAATAAACTTATGCAAATGGGTGGTGGAGGAGGAGACTCTACACCATACATTGCTGCATCTGGTGGATCTCTTTCAACTGGTTCTCATAGTGACGCAGACAATATACCACTCACTCTACACTCATGGCAGTCTAGTGGTACAAGCACATTCAGTATAAATGATATATCAGGGTCAGGAGAAGGTATCATCTATGTATGGGCATGGGGTGGTGCAGGAGGAAATGGTGGACAAGGTGGAAACGGTGGTGGGTCTGGTGGATTCGCATTTGGAAGTTTTCAAGTAACAGCAGGACAAAGTTTTAGAGTCGCAGTCGGTGGTGGCGGTGGAAATGGTAGTGGTTGCTATGGTTGTTGGGGAGCAGGAGGAGCAGGAGGTAATGGAAGTTCATGGTGTAATGGAGGACAAGGAAGGTATGCAGGATGTCGAGGATGTTCCGCTGGTGGCGGGGGTGGCGGTGCTGGAACCGTCTTATACAATGGTACCGAAGCATTTGGGAACATATGGTTAGTCGCTGGCGGTGGCGGTGGCGGAGGTGGTCGCGAAGGTTGCGGTGGTGCAGGACAAGGTGGTGGTGGAAATCAAAACGGTCAAGGTGGTTCGTGCAGTGCAGGAGGAGGTTCGTGTTGTGCACAAGGTGGTGGCGGAGTAGGTTCTAATGGACGCCCAGGTGGAGATCGCTCTGGCGGTGGCGGTGGCGGAGGAGGTTACGCAGGCGGTAACGTCGGTGGAGACCCAGGATGTGACTGTCATGGTGCAGCAGGCGGTGGCGGTGGATCTAACTTCGTTATTGGATCAGCGTTATCATCAAGAACTGCTGCTGGAAACTACGGTACCCCAGGGGAATCTAGTCACTCATTCAGAAACAATGCAGGAAACAGAAATGGTGGTACAGGTAGAATGGTTATTGGTTACGAGAGGCAAGTTTAATGGAATTTACTAACATCGATAATGGTGGTGTGGATACTATTGGTGATCCACAACGTCACACACACTTTAACTTCATCATGGATATTGACAAACAGTCAATCATGATTTCTCGTAGTATATTTCATGCACCAAATATACAGTGTCATGTTGGTGCTATTAAGAATGGTACTAATGGATCTATTTTTACTGAATATGATAACCTTAAATATGGTATAGACATCATACGTCAGAAAGATAAAGCAAGTGTTTTCTCGGTCACTCATGATGGTCCAATAGCATCTGATCAGTCATGCTTTGAAGAAATGTGGATCAGTGGTTTTTCTGACGGTGACCACATAGAAGAAGGCACTAATCTATATGATGTAACATTCTGGTTCTGTGAAGGAGACAGTCCAGTTGTAGAACAGAAAGTTGTATTCAACATACAACCATGTAATCATGACACCCCAGGGACTTTTGAGCGTTCTGCTATAAATAAAATGATCTACAACCCAGGGTATTATCCTACTGACGAAGAGTGGGAAGCACATCAAAAGTATTTGGAAGATGGGGCAACACGTCCTATCGCTCCTAATTAGATAAATAAAAGAAAAGGTATCAAATGACTCGGTTAACCGTAGCACAAGTTAAAGACCTTAGTAATCAAGGCGGTATGTCGTTCTCAAACGGAACGATAACTGCTAATGGTACCCTCAATGTAACTAACATTGTTATTAATGGAAACGTATCAGGTTCATCAGGTTATATAATTCCATCACAGTCAGGACAATCAG